GATTATGGTGCCAAGTATTGTTCGAGGCGATGCTTTTACGAGCGTAATAAAAGTCATTAAATTCACCTCAATTGTGCGTAGTAATAGTACGGGTTGCCAATAGGCGCTTGTACTTTAACATAACTTGAAGACTGAATATAGTTAGTATAAAGTGTTTTTCCCTCTGCTGTCAACGCTTGCCACGCCGTTTGAGAAGTAGCACTGGGAGCGTAACCATATAAATAATTGAGCCTCGTAGACGGAACACCCCAACTAATATTATGACTTTCAAACCATCCTGTAGCAGAAGGAAGCATAAACGAAGTGAGAGAGGAGCAGTTGTTGGCGTAATAAGCCATAAAATAGGTGCCAACACTCGTTAGCCCAGATGTATCTGGTACGGATAACGAAGTGAGAGAGGAGCAGCCGAAGGCGTAATAAGCCATAAAATAGTTGCCAACGCTCGTCAGCCCAGATGTGTCAGGTACGGATAACGAAGTGAGAGAGGTGCAGCCGCTGGCGTAAGAACGCATAAAAGATGCGCCAATACTTGTTAATCCAGATGTGTCTGGTACGGATAACGAAGTGAGAGCGGTGCAGCCGTTGGCGTAATAAGCCATAAAATATGTGCCGACACTCGTTAATCCAGATGTATCAGGTACGGATAACGAAGTGAGAGAGGTGCAGCCATAGGCGTAATAACTCATAAAACAGTCGCCGACAGTTGTGATTGGAGTAGCGGTAGTATCCCAATCGACAGTAACCGACGCTTTTATATTTGGCAATACCGCTGTTGTACCAGAACCCATTCCAGATAAAGGCGTTCTAAATTGATAGACTTTACCCGCCGTCAGCGTGCAACTTGTAGACTGCCAAGTTCCAGAAGTACCTTCACGCCATTGCGTACTTTTCACCATCTTTTTTGTAACCTGCGTGGCGTCACTTGCGGTTGTAATCGTGGCAATTATTGCGTCATATGCTTGTGTCATAGCTAACTCTCATTAATGCAGCTCTGGGTGTGCATCCCACAAGATTTGCACCTTTTCTTCTAAGCTGGGCTCTGGCTCACTGACATTCAAGTTAAAGTATCTGCGCACATCAGCTTCAGTCCCGTTCCAGCGATCATAATCCATATAATAGCTCGGCGCACCAATGGACTTGCCATGACTGGTGGTCTGATGAATAAGCCAAGTGCTGACGCCACGAGGCAACGGGGGCGGAGGTGTCATTTCTGCTGTATATAATGGCTTTGGCAAGGTCTTCAAATAAGCAGCAAGCCACCAATCAACTTTTGGCATTCGGCTCACTTGCAGCTTTCGGTCTACCCACTCTTTTCGAGAATAAATCATCGGATTGCGTCCAGTGATATTCTTTAGCTTCTCTAAGCAGGCATTTACGATATCAGTTACTTGGCTGGCAGTTTGTTGCCCCTCAGCTTCACAGTCAAGACAAAGTCGGTCATGTTCCCAATCCCAGTCTTTAGTTACGCTTAGCAGCTTCTCTGCTTGGCTCACACCGTTGACATCAAAGCGCATAAAATGGTAAGCTATTCTGCCAACGCCAATTCGCTTCATCTCAGCCCAGTGATAATCGAACCGATCGTCTTTATACCAATTGCTCTCAGAGGCTTTGGCTGCAATAAAGCACACCTTAGGCTGGTAAGCCTTGATGACATCAAAGTTAACAGCTCCGTTCCAATGGCTGATGTCGATGCCAAACGCATATTGATCTATACTCATTTCTTCTTCTTCTTTCCACTCTTGCCTTTATTCATTGCAATTGCCACGGCTTGACGCTGCGGATAGCCCTTACGCACCAAACTTGAAATGCACGAACCTGTGCCACTTCTTGAGCTTCCTTTTTTCTTAGGCATTTTTACCTCGCTTTCTATGATATTCGCATGATATATACTAATTTGATGTAAGTCGGCAGATTGTTTGCGTTATTGATTGCGCCAACAGTATGACGATGATTGCCCCCTGATGGAGTTGTAGTGCTACTGATGCTATGCGGATGTCTATTAGTAACATATACGCCTGTTCCTGTTGCTCCTTGAAAATAAGCAGTTGAATTGTCAATATTAAATCCATCAATGTCATGAGTATGGGCGCCATCGTAACCAGTATAATTTAAGCTAAAAGTATGTGAATGTGAGTTAGCTCCGCCTGTATCTAAAAGCTCATCGTCATCAGTACAGCCTTTAATAAATCTATCGATCAAGTTGGGCGTGCCGTTGGATCCATCACAAATCTGCCAGCCGGCTGGTATTATTTCATCAGCCCAAAGGATTATTGTACCAATTGGAAAATTCATGATTGCACCTTCATGATGTAATAAGCTTTAATATAAGGCGGTAGAATTTCTACAGCGCTTTTTATAGATGGTAAAGTATGCTGATGAACATTATTATCTTGTTTAGTTGAAAAAGTTGTATTAGGATGACTGTGTGAGGCATTACTTCTCTCAACAGTTCCACCGCCACTTTTAACATTAACACTTGAACCACTATAAGTTGATGTAGTACAGGTTCCATGATGAAAGTGAGCATTAGTTTTAAAATAAGTATCAGTAGGTTTTGAATGTGAGTGTGAATTAGCCCCGCCAGTTTTTCCTTTATCAGTATCAGAACTGGGCACATAAATAAAGCGTCCGCGAATATCTGGTAATGTTATTCCGCCCACAGTACTGCCGTCACAATTATGCCAGCCGGACGGTATATCAATTAATCTGCCCGACCAAATTGCAATTGCACCGATTGGAATTTCAACAACGTCAATAGATTTCATTAAATAATAACGGATATAAGGCGGCTTATGGTCTTTTGAATCCGTACTTCTTCCTGTATCATGATAATGTTCTCCGTCATTATCAAAAGTCAAGGTTGCAGAATGTGTATGAAAACCAACTGATGCAGTGCTGCCAGAAGGCGCACCTTGAACGCCTGTATTTTGGTTAGTGGTAATGGTTTTATTATCGTGTTTATGTATACCGCCGTTTGCGGTATCACTAATTGTATGTACATGAGTATCTGCCCCTTGTTTGGTCAAATTGATGCCTGCCGTATTTGTACCCATAATAAAAGCATCTGCGGCGCTGTTAAATAACTCCCAGCCAGTCGGGATCTCACTGGCTAATCCGCCCCAAAATAGCAGTGAGCCAATGGGTAGGTTTTTACTTAAATTGCTGGCAACAATCACTTTCATTTCGAGAGCTCCAGATTGATAATCAATCCCTTAGTACCTGTACCCGCTATATCACAATCAATTCTCAAAATATCATCAGTTAGCAGCCCAGCTGCCTCTGCATTAACAACCGGCTGTGTATATGCATTATTAGAAGAATATTCACCTACATCGATTGATAATAATGTTGATAGTATGTCAGTGAAGGTGGGCACAGAGGTTGGCGTTTCACGCCGTCCTTTAGCAATTTGTATGGTCGGTAGTCCGCTTGAACTGGTCACCAGAATATTGGCTTCTACTTTAGTGACTGCATAACCATTTAACCCGCTTGGAATCACAAAGTAAAATAGCCCATCCCCAACTTTGAGTATATCCAACGCCCCCAATACAACCAGTTCAATTTGGGCTTTATCTACGACTGCTTTGTCATTAATCGTCAGTGCTGGCCAGTGCAGATATTGCAGCTTCCCAGCCGAGTAATCAAAAAAGATAAATTTGTCTTGTGTTTCTGAACTCGCACCTAATCCGTCTATTTTAGGCAGCTTCACTTGCTGCGCCCCTATTTTGGAATCGATCACACTACTTTCACCAAGTACTCGACTATTCACCACGCTATCCCCTAATTGGGTATTTGAGTGAATAAAAATCTTATCCGAGCGTATCTTTTTGGTCTTCTGTGATAAATTCGTTTCTGAAACGTCCACGGTTACATATAAATCGTCAACCGCTGGCTGCCCAGTTTGCTCCGGTAATTCAGTAATTTTCTTAACTGCCATCTTCTACTCCCACGATGCGTAATTTTGTCAACATGCCACCTACCAAGTCATAATCAATTTGCTCAATTGCACCCCTGATAAATTTGCCATCTGTGGCGCTAATCCTTGCTACCTCTCCTGGGTGAAATTTCACCAATAGCTTTTCCTCAGGCGTTATCGTCCCAATATATAGCTCGCACCAGTAATCGACAGACCAATAAAACTGTGGGAAGTATCGGTAGCTATAAACAATCGTATAACTTTCAATTGTTCTCGCCTTTTGCTCGTAACGTTGGCGATAATAATCTCTCAGCAGTGCCAGCACATTGCTGGCAATACTTGTATTTACCAAAGTTGCATTTTCAATTATGATGCTATTTGCAGTTTGATATGGGCTCAAGCCACTCTCTCTAAAACTGTAAGTTCGCCGATATTCAACCATTGGATAACCCGTGATAGTAACCTCACCACCGGGCTCATAAACATAGAGATAGATATAATTCGGACCGTAAACGTATTCTTCTGAAACAACCACCTCAAAGCCATCTTCGGTTATAAGCCAAAACCCATCTTCTGTTGCTAAATTATCCTGAGGATATCCGGTTCCAGTAGCCTCAATATTATAGTAAGGCTTGGTGAACCGAATTTTATATTCACCCGGCTCTAAATAATTTTGAAATATGGTCTCGATTCGTTCATTCTGACCTACATATTCATGTGAGCTAACTTCAATATCCGTTATGATTTGTTTTATATTGATTTCCTGTTGCTCTAAGCGTTCTTCATCGCTGATGGTATAAATCGCCGGTTCGCCTCTATATGGCAATTTTACTGGTTCAAGATAAATAGATTTATCGCCATAACATAATACTATTGAACCAGCGGCTAACGCTATCTGTTGTATTGATTCGCGCAATGTGCCGGGCGGTAAAAATCCCCGCAATTTGAATTCAGCAAGTTCATCAGATATATTAAAGCTAATTCCACCAGGCTCCAGAACATCAGCTAAAACTGATTGAAGTGGTGTATCATTAGCCCAATAGCTGCCATCATAAGTGATGCTATCCATAAGTCCGATTGTATCTACTGCTTTGAACTCATAGCGGTAATGTGCCGGCGATTTCCAACTATCTAAATAATATGTTCCCATTAAATAACGCTGCAGCTGATAGGTCAAATATAAGCGTACCGGCTGCCTTAGTGTCAGGCTTTGTGAGAATTCATTTTCTGCATAAATCCCAAAGCGTGGATCGGTTGTGTAAACCTTAAAATTCAGCTCGGAAATCGGCAAGGTCAAGGAGATGGGGTCAACCTGCTCAACTAAAGTTGCATTAAGAATATCCGCTGGGGTGAATAACACAATTTCCTGTTCTTCACCCACATCGATAGTCAGCTCGATTTCAAAGGATATGTTAGCCATTATGTCCTCGATGGGCTTCGGGCGATCATACTGCAGCTAAGCTTCATCCAATAGCGTTCACTGCCGCGGATACGAATGAGTTCATCTCTAATCCCAGATACATAACCAGTGAACGTCAAATCGCCATCTTCATCAGGCAATGTAATCGTGTGGAATTCTTCAGGCTCGCTCAATTTCTGATATAGTCGCGCATATTCATTCATTGATGGAGCCCGCCCAAATTCAATTTCATAGTTATAATAGACACCAATTAAATCCCGATGTAAAACACCGTCTGCTGTACGTTCAGCAAAGCGATCCAAAAAGTCCGCTGTTCTTGTCAGCGATGCAATTGGCACGTTATAGTTAATTCCATCTATCCTAATCATGCTACACTCTTCGCTAAACTTCTGCCTACCCTCTTGGTCTCTGCATCAATATGCGGCTTGAGTTCCCGTACCAAGCTGGCTAAATCGCCTTCAAAGTGCACCGTTACTTGCGTTTGTAATCTGCCTGTTTCTTCTCGCACAATCTGACGGATCAACCCTTCAGGAGCCTCTAAGTTGCGTCCATAACGCTGGTCACCCAAGATAGCTGCAAAGGGTGCATTCGCTGGTATTACTCCACCAGTAGCCATAAGCGGGGGTTTTCCAGGTTTTGGTATTGGCCCTTGACCTCCGCCGCCACCGCCGCCACCACCGCCGCCACCACCGCCGCCAACGGGCGGATTAGGAATTTTAGGAATATTTAGTATTCTACTGATAAGGTCAGCTATTTTTCCTAAAAGTTCATTAATAGTGTTAATGATACTGCTTTTAATCTCATTAAAAATGCCGACTACTTTATCTTTAATTGCATTAAAAGCAGTCGTAAAGAAGTTCTTTATTGGTGTTAGTACCGTGTTTTGAAACCAGGTGCTGGCTGGTTGCCAAGCGGTTTTTATGCTTGCCCACGCTCCTGTAACTGTTAGTCTTATCGATTCCCAGTTTGTTGAGAAAAAGTTCTTTATCGGAGTGAGCACTGTATTACTGAACCAAGTACTTGCGGGTTGCCAGGCAGTTTTTATACTTGCCCACGCCCCCGTAACTTTTAAGCGTATAGATTCCCAACTTGAGGAGAAGAAGGTATTTATCGGTGTTAGAACTGTTGTATTGAACCAAGTTGATGCAACTTGCCAAGTACTCTTAATATCCGTCCAAGCACCACTTCCCCATGTGCTGATATTAGTCCAAGTCGTTGAAAAAGAATCACTAACAGGAGTAATTACGTTAGTGTTGAACCATTCTGATACAATCTGCCAAGTAGTTTGGATGTTCGTCCAGGCACCACTCGCCCAAGTACTGAGGTTCGTCCATAAAGTTGAAAAGAAATCGCTAATTGGAGTAATTACGTTAGTGTTGAACCATTCTGATACAATCTGCCAAGTGGTTTGAATGTTCGTCCAGGCAATACTTGCCCATGTACTAATATTATCCCAAGCTGTTTTGAACCAGTTTACTATCGGGTCTATAACCCACGTTTTGAACCAAGTATATGCAGCGTTCCAGGTGGTCTTAATCCATTCCCAGGCATCAGTCGCCCATTTGCTGATATTATCCCAAGCTGTTTTGAACCAGTTTACTATCGGATCTATAACCCATGTTTTAAACCAAGTGTAAGCGGTATTCCAAGTATTCTTAATCCAGTTCCACGCATTAGTCGCCCATTTGCTGATATTCTGCCAAGCAGTAGAAAACCAGTTTTGTATCGGTTGAGTTACATTATCATGAAACCAAATAGCAGCTGGGATATAAATAGCTTTAATATCCTCCCATAAATTGCCAAATAAATCAAGAATGCTATTTACAGTATCTGCTGCCCAGTCACAAATTGGCTGCCATACATAATCTCTGAACCAATCAGCAATTCCGCTCCAATCTCCAGTTTGAATCAGCTTTGCTAATCCATTTATAAATGCACCAAATCCGCCAGTAAACTCCTCCATCATTTCTGATAATGGATCTGTTAAATCTTCTATTGGAGGTAATTCTATAGGTGGTGTTGGCTCTGGCATGGGGCCAGGCTCAGGGCCAGGCTCAGGCTCTTCCTGCTTCATTTGTAAAACATTCAACTTATCAAAAGCAGCTAAGGCGCCTTTAGCAGCTTCCCCCGCTTCTTCAGTATTGTCAGCTAAATTACTCATTGCTTTAGCAGAGTTTTGTGTAGCAGCTTCAGCAGCTTGCGCCGCCTGACCAACCTGGAGTATGGGAATACTGGTATTAAATAATAGATTGATCACTCTGGCAGCATAATTAAAGAGTGTCGTGAACCAATTAATTACATTAATAATATGTGGAATTATCGCATCTAACACAGGAATAAGTAGATTACCTAATGTTAATTTCAAGTTAGTCCAAGCAGCATTGAGTTGCGCGACTTTCCCAGCATAGGTCTCAGAATATTCAGCAGCTGCTCCAGCAAAGATACCTCCCTCTTCCATAAATCCGTTATATTCAGCTTGCCGCTTCTGTGCCTCGGTAAGCTTATCAGATGTGGTTCCAATAGACTTTGCATACTCATCCCACATCTTAGCAACGTTCTTTTGAATGCCAACGCTATCCGTCAGAATGCTATTCTCCATGCGCAAGCCTTGCGTGGTCTTTACAATCGCCTCACCAATCTCATAGCCAGCTTGCCGTCCATAAACAGCAGCATCTTTCATTACAGTTAACATTTGCTGAATTTGTTCAGTGGTATAACCACGTGCCACCATATTCTTATAAGCTTCATAAGCATCGGTGACCGGTACTAAACCATCTTGGATAAATGACTGAATAAAACTATTTGCTGTATTGAATGAGCGTCCCGTTGCATTTGTGAGGAACTCTAAGCTCTTTTGAGATGCCTCCATTTGCATCGCAACTTTCACGCCCTCGCTTGTCAATTCAATGAACTTTTTAATAATCATGCCAACGGCTGCTGCTATAGCAACGCCAGCTATAGTCCAACCACCGGCCATTGAACTCGTTGCCATATTTACAATAGAAGACATGTTCATAGAACCAGAGCTTATCGATTGCGTCATTGTCCTAAATAACATGGTAATTTGCTTTGTACCGGCATTGACCCCCTTAGAGTCCAGTAATGTCTTTATTCTGACTTCACCTGCATAAGTCGCCATTACATACCTCGTTCAGCTAATTTAGCGAACATCTCTGCACGCTCAATTTCCTCGTCATCCAGCAGCTCGTCAATTTCTGGTAAGTCAAAAGCTTCACCCATTTTCAGGGCATGCTCACGTTCCTCTTTTGTGGCTTCACCGCTTTTCACTCTTCGCCGCAAATTGACTAATGTGCAGAAGGCCGTATCCGCCCCCAAATCCTGAAATAGCGCTAAAAACGTCCACCAGTGCAGCCGTTCCTTTTGTAGGTCAACTCCATGCGTTTGTCGAAAAGCAGCGTAAATCAAACCTGCATCCTTTTCAAAAGAATATAGTCGGTAATGGTCAGCAAATGGATTTTCCTCAACATTATCATTGCCAGCATTCAGGAACTTGATGCCTAAGCGCATGGCTTCTGATAGATTTACTGGTAAAGGCTCCTTATACAGGCGCCTTATCAGCAAGATGCCCTTTTCCTCTATCGTTAGCTCTGGGCTCTCGAAGTCCAGAATGCAGTCAATACCCGTGCGGTGATCCCAATTGACCGGATATTCTTTTCCGTCAATTACAATCGCTTCAGGCAGGTCATCTAAAAGGATGTTCACTCCATTGCCTTTTTACTGCTCTTTTTGGTCAGGCGCTGCTCAATTTTCTGTGCGCTTGTACCACCTAACTTCTCCATAACATACTGCAGAAATATCGTGGCACTTTCAAAATCAAAGCCATCGGCAAAGACTTTTTTAGCAGTGCCAGCGCCGAAAACTTCGTCCACTTGCCCCATAAAGAAGTCAGCATATTCAACCATCAGCGCCACAGTAGGCGCGGCTTGATTCGGCAAGCCGTTCTCGTCTTCACCACTCAGCGCCTCAATTTCAGCAGCCTTAGCTTGGATTTCCTTTTCCTTTTGCGCGGCTAAGCGTGAAAATTCGAACAGGCGCGCTCGCAAGTGCACATCTTCAGGATTAAAGCGAATGACACGTTCTGGGTCGCCGTCAATTGCGATTTCAACCCGTTTAGAGAGATTGAGCTTCTCCACAAGCTATCCTTTCTGCCCCTGTTTTTAGGCAGGGGCATCTACTTTGGTATGGCCTTATATTCACCTGCAGTGAACACTTTAGTGGTAGGTTCAAAGAAGCCAGCCACGGGAGTGTTAATGTCGTAGATGGTGTACTTGATTTTAGCTGTTGAAGCGCCATCACCGCCGATGCTCTCAATTCCAATGGTCACGTCAACACGTTCAGCCGGCCATTGTGCAAGGGCTGGATTTTGTGCGGCTTCAGGATCACCAGTCGGTGCTTTATAAGCCCATACATTCACCATTTGAGTATGGAGTGCATCTAACACAGCCATACTGGTGCGCAGTCCATCGATGTAATCAAAAACCGCATCACCAGGATATACCACGCCTTCTACGGCAAATGAGCGCTTGTAGCTTGTAATCTCAGTAACCTTACTATCTAAAGTAATGTCGGTTGTTTCTTCTGTTTCTGGGTTGTAGGCAATTTCGCCACTTTCAACCGTAAGCCCTAAGCGGTTCCAAATCGGTTTTGGATCAGCACCAGTAGTCGTTCCTGTTTTTAGGTAATGCCAAATACTCGAGCGTTTTGCTTTTGTTGCAGTCATATTAATTTCCTTTCACTTGTTCATAAGTTAATTTACACAGGATCTGAAAAACTCCTGTGGTCGTAGCTCTTTGCACGATTGTTGCCGTGTCCAGAGCCTCTATCCAAGTTGCCGTCTTGCCAGCATCCATTGTGGGCAATATCCCCGCCTCACTTTGGCTCTCTAACCAGTCGGCAAATTCCTCGTAAAACTCTGCAGTTTGCAGAGTTGAGTTTTCGTCAAGCGCCTCAGTGGCGCCAAATCCAAACGGATATTCCACTACCTTGTTGCCAGCCAAGTCAACCATCACCTGCTTACCTGGTACTAAAAATACCGTGTAAGCCGTAGGCTCAGGCTGCAGCATCTCGACCCATATCGGGCGGTCAGCTTCTAAGTTCTGATAGGTCAGTAAATAATTTTGAATTGCGCTGATATCGCTCATAAGCCTCGCTTTATCTTGCTCTCCACGCCTCGTTTTATCGCCGGCCCGAAAACTGACCAGGCGCGCTCAAACCAGTATGGACCGCCATTCGGATTTATATTCTGGCTGGTCTTGCGGTTCTCTAAGTGATATTGATACCAGGCGTAAGGCGCGATCCACGCCACTTCACCATCACCAGGCTTAGTTCCTAAGATACCGCTTTTTACCAACATCGAAGTAACCACCGGTGCGAACTTGTTCGATGTACGCAGTACTTCACTATCCAAGTAAACTTGCGCACTTATATGGCTTGCGTTTAGCTTAGGGGCAAAGCCTGGGTTCCACTTGAGCTCGGTCGTAATCACGCCGTTCTTTGTTTTAGTTTGCTTGACAAATCCGCGTGGCGTTTCGATATACATGAGCTTTGCCATTAGCCACCACCTAAGCGCACATAATTCTCGCCACTCAAGCTGTAATCCTTATCATCTACACTGGTTATCTTGACCGCGCTGGGATACTTCTTCAGCAGCTTGGCAATTGTGAACGTGGCATTGATTTCATCATATACAATCCCCTTGACTAAGTAATCGCCAACTTTGAAGTTCAACGTATCCCTGCGGTCAGTACCATCATGCAGCTTATAAGGCACCCAAATATTAGCGCGGTCAGCTTCCTGCAGTCCCGATTTAATCACATTAGCAGCCTTGCTGGCTTGCCACATTACTTCTGGCACTTCATGGCGCGTATATACCATTACGTTGTTCACGTTGTTGCCCTCATACCAAGTCATGCTATGTGGCGTTATCATCTGTTCACCCCAAAAACATCAGACCAGTCAAGCCCAAGTAGCCATTAATCGTCTCTGTTATAGCGTGCACTTCATTGGCTCGTAACTGGTCTGTGGATAAGTAGCTTACAGAATGATCCCCCACGCTCTCGCTGGCAATATCGCGCCTTCCCATAATCTGATTGCCATACTGATAAATCACTTCAGCTACCGCACATGCGGCAAACTTAATTTTCTCAATTAGGCTAAGGTCAGAATTAGCGGCAAGCACGGCTTCAGCTCGTTCTAACGTGTAGCGGTTGACCTCGCGGCTGGCATCGCGCATTGCTTTTTCAAACGCCTCAGCTGGGATTATCGCCCCGCCGTAAGTGTCAAGATAATATGTGTAATCCGCAAATGCAGCCATTATTTACCTCTGATGGTCATCACCATGATGGGGCGATATAATCACCGCCCCACTAATCACTCCCATTAAGCTTATTTGATAACGTCAGCGGTGACGGTCAGATAGCAAACCGATTTAGCTTTGGAGCTCACAAAGTCAACCACTTCGACAATATCGCCAACAGATGGGGAAAACTCAGTTGAAATTGCTGTAAAGCCACTATCACTCTGGTTAAATACAACCCGAGTGGCAGGTTTTACACGATATTTCGCAGTGCCAGTTGGAGCCGTACAAACAACTTTTGTTTTGCCAGTAGCTGAACCTTGATCAAGGCTGGCAGCCAATTCACCAGGGGAGTAAACGATGCGCACGGTCAGCGGCTTGGTCAGCTTGTGTCCGTAGACCAAGCGCCCTTGCACCGCACTGGCACCGATGTACTGATTGCCCAAGTTGTTAATCGCAACAGGAACACTCCATTCATTTACGCGCGTAGACCAACCAGGATGCCCGCAGATGCAGCGCAGGTTCGGAGTATTATCATTGAATTCGAACACTGAGAAGCCTGCAATCTTGCCAATAGCGCCCGTTTGTACAACAGCGTCACCTAAATCGCTCGCCTTGATAAACTCAGGCGATTTGAGCAGCAAGCCCAAAAAGTCAGGTGTCACCAAAGCATAGCGTCCGATGGGTGGCACGTTCGCTTTGCTCAATAGTGTACGGATGTCCACAAAATGGCTGTAAACATCAGCAGCAGTAATCAAATCAAAATTCGTAACCGTGCCGCTTGCTAAAAGCTCAGTGGCGCCATCACTATCTAACTGACGTGCTAAAGCATAGCCGGCGGAGTCAATCCGTTCGGCGACCAAGCCGTCCGGCACCGCTGCAGCCTCATAACCATCAATGAGCTCGTTCACGGCTTTTTGCTTATTGATCAAGACGTCCAAGTAAGACGTGGCGCCTTGACCGATAGCTAAACCGGTAGCGACGTCATAATCACCAACCGCAACCTCTGTGTCGCGCACAGGAATGCGTACCTTGCCGGCGACTGGGTTGCCCTCATAATCATTATTAAACACGATCCCGTCTTGTAATACCAGGGATGCGCGTAATTTTGCTAACACAAGCTCCGAATAACGGTCTTGTGCTGGATGTGTAATAGCCATAGATTACCTCTCTATTCTAAAGTTTTATGTTCGGATTACGCTTCAAAAATTCCCGCGTAACCCCGTCTTCCTGTTCCGGCGCAGAAATCGTGTGCTTTGTGCCCTCGACCTTTACCGTTTCAGGTTGAGTAAATTCAGTATTTTCCTTAAGAAATCTCGTTAAGTTCTCGCTAAAATCGCCATCCATTCGGCTAACCTTGAAGATGACATAATCCGCATCCTTTGCGCGTACGCCAGCTTTTAGCACGGCAAGTTCACGCTCCAAATCAGTCTTCTTAGAATGCAATTCAGCTAATTCCTTTTCACGCTCAGCAGCTTTCTCTGCCTCGCTCTGTTGAGATTTCTTCCACTCACGATAGGCTTTGAGTTCCTCGTCATTAGGCAGCTTAGCACGTTCGCGTTGCAAGCGCTCCGCAATGATCCGATCCACATCCGCCTGTGTGAATGTCTTGCCTGCTTCCGCAGTAGTAGTATCCGGCTGTGCCGTAGTGATTTTTTCCGCAGCTTCCTGCGTCTTGCTGATTTCCTGAGTTCCCTCAGTAAGTTGGCTATTATCTGCCATTTCGATCCTTTCCGCTTATCGCCCGTCGGCACTGTTATGGGATGCAAAGTTAAATAAAAAAAACCCGCCACAATCGCTGCCATTTCAGACAACCTGTGGCGGGCGGTAAACTCCGCAATCCCTATTCAATTATGCAAATAATAACACGCTTTTCAGAATATTGCAAGTGGTTATTATGTCTTTACTTCTGCAAGTGAAAGTATAACATAAAAATCGGTCGGGGCTGGAATGAACCCAAACCCCGACCATGCTGCCGCGCGGTGCCTCAGGCGTCCCCGAGGGAGACAACCAATCTCAAGAAAGGCTGTAAGAATAGTATACCATATTCTATGTAAGAAATCTGTCAAGTTCTGATGTTTTAATGACAGTAAAT